ACATACCAAATTTCTTTGTTGCTGTTATTCATTGGGTAGTTGGACTCAACGATGCTGGAGATAGAAGCGAGAACAGTAATTCTCATGAAGCCCAGTGGGTGTTCAACTTTGACTGTGATGCAAGGGGTGTTGCAGATGGTATCGTTGATGAAATATGGACAGAAGAGGATAAAAAATGAGTCAAGCAGATATAGACCTTGAAGATGCAGTGACTGAAATCATTGCCGAGTACATGACAGCAACAAAGAAATTTGGTATGTTTCGGTCAGCACATGAAGGATTAGCTATCATTCAGGAGGAGTTCGAAGAGTTCAAGGAGGCTGTGTTCTGGCCACACAAGGAACACACGGGAGACGCTAGAGAGGAGGCAGTACAGCTAGCCGCTATGGCGCTCAGGTTCCTTATGGATATTGATAAATGATAGAATTTATTATTACATGTATAATATGGTCGTGGATTCCGGGCGCTAATAATACAAACTACGAGTTCTTTGAGAACGGAGTCATGACTGAAGCTACGATAGAAGAGTCAGTAGAGCGGTGTCGTACTGCGTATAATGTACCTGTTATTCATTGGGTAGTTGGACTCAACGATGCTGGAGATAGAAGCGAGAACAGTAATTCTCATGAAGCCCAGTGGGTGTTCAACTTTGACTGTGATGCAAGGGGTGTTGCAGATGGTATCGTTGGGTTCGCTGACTTCGGTGCGTTCAGTGTGTCTTTTAACAAGCCACCTCCTGATGATGGATGTAACTTTGATGCTGATGGAAGTGGTTGGATTGGGTTCCCTGACTTCGGTGCGTTCACTCGGGCATTCGGACAGTGCAACAACGGGAAATGGGTGGTACCTTGTGATCCCTGATAGTAAACTGTGCAAGCACGCTGGTGTCCAGTACCCCATGTTCTGTATTGAGCCTGAGGATCACGAGGGTTGTCATCTATATGGCCCTTTACCTCTCAAAGAGATCCCGGCAGCACAGGAACTGGATTGGATTATTCGGTTGATGCTTGATGGGTGCCCATCGGGGTTCATCAACGTAAAGAAACCAGATCCTCGCTGCTGTATTTTTCACAGAGCGGCGGCGACATTAGTGGCGATTAAAACTATGATGTCTGGGGAGCCTGAGTCTAAGTTTGCTTTGGATAAGGTAAAGGATGCTCAGTAATGGGTAGACCCAAGGGATCTAAGCAAAAACCCACGGTCTTTCGAGCAGGTAAGCGTAAGTGTAAACGTTGTAGGGTAGTATGGAACAGGTTAAAGGGTAGTCATTCTCTTCTCTGTGGTCGGTGTGTAATGCGCTGTCCTAGGTGTGACAACCCAAGACCTATAGTCCGTAAAGGATATTGTGACCCGTGCAATGTTCAGGTAACTAAGATGAATAATAATAAAAATGATCCGACGGGGGATAGAGCAAGAGATTATAAATTGGTTAATAATTATGGTATCACACTCAACGAGTACAAGATGATACTAGCAGTACAAGGTGGAGGGTGCTGGATTTGTGGGAAGATACCGTTGAAAGGACAAAACAGATTGGCGGTTGACCACTTGCATTCAAAAGGAGAAAACAAAAGGAACCCTAGAGAGAAGAGAGGAAGGATACGGGGACTATTGTGCTGGGGCTGCAATGCAGCCATCGGTAAATTTGGTGATAACATAACAAAACTAAGAAGAGCGGCTGACTACTTGGACCAGTGGCCCGCTCAAGAAATACTAAAGGAGAAAATATGAGACAGATAAAAAGATTATTCTATGATATCGAGGTCTCGCCCGGGGTGTATTGGGCATGGCGTCCAGGGTATAATATAAACCTATCATATAAAAATCAGCTTAAAGAAGCAGCTATAATCTGTGTATCTTATAAATGGGAAAACAAGAAAAAGATACACCACCTTGTCTGGGACAAGAATCAATCAGACAAAGAACTTGTTCGTAAATTCGTTGCTGTGCTTAATGAGGCAGATGAGATCTGCGGGCACAATTCGGACGCATTTGATCTTAAGTGGATCCGAACTCGAGCGATAAAGCATGGTATCCCAATGTCTCCGGACTTCGTGGCCTACGATACGTGGAAAGAAGCGAAGAAACTGTTTCGGTTTGACAGTTCATCTCTTGACTACATCAGTAAGTATCTTGGAGTCAAAGAGAAGAAGGAGACAGGAGGATCAGGGTTGTGGACAGAGGTGGTATTTGATAAATGTAAGAAAGCGTTAACGGAGATGGTTGCCTATTGTGACAATGACGTTATCAGCCAATCTGAAGTCTTCGAAAAGATGAAACCATACATAAAAAATAAGTCACACTTCGGTGGTTCTACACGAAGTTGTCCTGAATGTGGTAGTGCTAATGTGTACATAAATGGACACAGAACAACAGCAGCAGGACACAAACAGGTTACTTTTCAATGTCAAGAGTGTGGTAAATATCATCGGATGTCCGAAACGAGGTTCGAAAAGGATAAAGCTATATGAGAGTTGTATTTGAAGAAAACGGATGGCAACTACGTCAGCTTAGTCCTGATACTGCTGGTGTTTATGTGGTACATAAACAATGTGCGCCTTATGCATATTATATACATAATTATAAATGTGATAAGTGTAACGCGCCTATTCCAAAAAGCATTCAAGCTTTAGCGGTTCTTTATACTTGGGATAATTGATGAGAGTCTACCTCTGCGGGCCGATGGTTGGTTGTTCCTATGCTGATGCATCAGAGTGGCGAGATGAAGCGACGTTCTGGCTTCGAAGACATGGAATAACTTCCTTGAGTCCAATGGACCGCGATTACAGAGAAAATCCTCTGTCTCACCTCCCGGCACTAGTAGAGGAAGACAAGATCGACATTGAGTTGTCTGACATCTTGCTCGTCAACTTCACAGAGAAGAGCATAGGTACTAGCATGGAGATACTATATGGGTGGGAGCACGGTAAGAGGGTGATCATTGTATCAGAGGATTTCACAGAGGATCCGTGGATCGTGTACCACTCACATAACATCTACCGCACCATGGAAGAGGCATACGATAAGATCTATAGGCTGTTTAAGGACAAAGACAGGACGTAATGGGGTGGAGAGAATGGCTACTTAACAACTCTCCTGAGGACCCCGGTGATTATGGTGACATAATGGATGCGTCTGGGTCGTCTCATCAAAGAGATAAGAAGATCATAAAGAAACCAAGAAAACTACCAGCACGGTGTCTGTATTGTAAGAAGTTTATGGGGAGTAATGAGGGCATGTACATCTTCGTTAACTGGGACTGGAGACTCCACATCAAGTGCTATGAGAAGCTAGAGGATCAACTGGAGGCTGAAAATGATAATGCTCAACAAGATTTGGGTAGTTGAATATAGTGATAAACAAGAAACCCAATGGTTCATTTCTGGAATTGATATGTATAGAACAAAAAAGTATGCTATGGAAATGGCTCAGAATGAAAGAGACTGGGAGAGAAGGTACAGTAACAAACTTAAGTTTCGTGTAAGAAAATATACACCGGAGAGTTCAGATTAATGGAATACAAAGACGTATCCTTTTCCCTTAAGGATAACTTCATACAGAAGTACAAGTGGAAGCAGCCGCAGTGGGGCCCCTTAGGGTACTTTACATACAAGAGAACCTACGCTCGTCCTACTACGGCTAACAAGACTGAAGAGTTCTGGCAGACGCTACAGCGGGTGACCGAAGGTACGTTTGTTATACAGAAGGAACACTGTTCTAACTACCACCTACCGTGGAACGAACGACGAGCACAGAAGTCAGCTCAGACTATGTTCCAGCGCATGTGGGAGTTCAAGTTTCTACCTCCTGGCCGTGGGCTGTGGGCCATGGGGTCAGAGTTTGCGTTCAAGAAAGGCGGAGCGTGTCTTAACAACTGTGGCTTCGTGTCCACAAAAGACATTAGCTCCGGACTATCCACCCCTTTCGTTTGGCTCATGGACATGTCCTTGCTTGGTGTTGGCGTGGGGTTCGACACCAAAGGAGCGTTCACAGACAAAGAGGTCTTCCTTAGGGAGCCACGAGGGAGTAGTGACCCTCATGTGGTGGAAGACTCTCGGGAGGGGTGGGTAGCTGTCTTCAGGCGTATCCTTGATGCGTATGATGGTAAAGACTCGATGCCTGACCACTTTGACTACAAAGAGATCAGACCAGCGGGAGCAATCATAAAAAGCTTTGGAGGTATTGCTCCCGGTTCATCTCCGCTTATTGAATTGGTGTATCGTACTACTGAGAAGCTAGACGAGTACATCCTAGCAGACAAACCAGTTGACTCTACCTTGATTGTAGACCTGATGAACTTTGCAGGTGCAGCGGTGGTAGCCGGTGGTATCCGTAGGTCCAGTGAGATCGCATTGGGTACCATGGACGATGAGGAGTTCAACAACCTAAAGACTAAGGAGACTATGAACAATGCTAATCTGGCCAGATGGGCTTCAAACAACACGCACGTTGTACATGTGGGAGACGACTACACCGAGGCAGCTAAGCGTACAGCTATCAACGGAGAGCCTGGGTACTTCTGGATTGATAATGCCAGAGAGTACGGGAGGATGTCCGACCCTGCCAACAGGATTGACCACCGGGTTATGGGAACGAACCCATGCGGTGAGCAGTCCCTTGAGAGTTATGAGCTGTGTAACTTGGTAGAGACGTTCCCTATTAATCATGAGGACCTTTCGGATTATCAAGAAACCCTGAAGTACGCGTACCTCTACGCTAAGACGGTGACTCTTATGCGTACTCATGACTCACGTACCAATCAGGTGATGACCCGCAACCGTAGGATAGGGCTTAGCCAGTCAGGGATTATAGAAAACATAAACAGGTGGGGGTTCCGGACCCACATGAAGTGGTGCAGTAAGGGGTATAAGGTAGTACGAGGCTGGGACAAGACTTATTCCGAGTGGCTAGGAGTCCCGGAGTCCATCAAGAAAACTACAGTGAAGCCATCAGGGTCAGTGTCTTTGCTTCCGGGTGTGACTCCGGGTTTACATTATCCTCATTCTGAATACTACCTACGTAGGATCCGGGTGGCTAAGACCAGCCATCTGTGTCAGTCCATGAGTGACGCTGGGTATCACGTAGAGCCTGATGTCAAGGAGCCCGACTACACCATGGTCGTAGCGTTCCCTGTCCATGAACCTTTCTTTTCTAGGCGGAAAGCAGACGTGAGCATGTATGAGCAGCTAGAGCTAGCCGCACAACTCCAAGCATACTGGTCAGACAACCAAGTATCTGCTACAATAACCATCAAAGGAGATGAAGATGTGGCTACAGCCCTAAGCATGTATGAGACTAGATTAAAGTCTATCAGTTTTCTTCCACTAATAGGAAGTAATTATATGCAAATGCCCTACGAAGAGATCAACGCTGAGCAGTACGAGGACATGCTGAGTAGGCTCAAACGTCCTAAGCTCAACATAGGGATTGAAGATACAGGTAAGGAGCTAGATAAATTCTGTGATTCTGCTGGAACTTGTGATGTTTAATTATGATTGATATTAAACAATGTAGCTCCTGTAAAAAAGACTTATCTAAAAAAGAGTTTCCTAAGGATAATAGTCGAAAAGATGGTCTTCAATACAACTGTAAAGTATGTGTTAGAAAATATAGATATCAATGGCGAAAATTAAATAAAGAAAATATACGTAAGTGGAGACGTACTTATTTAGAAAAAGGAATAAAAGAAGGAACATTAATACAAGGGTGGGTTAAGCAACGATATGAAAACATTCCATGCTTAGATTGTGATCAAACATTTCCATTTTGTGTTATGGATTTTGATCACAGACCAGAAGAAACGAAGTCTTTTGGTATAGCAGATATGGGAAAACTTTCTGTGACACCAGATAGAATAAATACAATTATGAAAGAGATAGATCTATGTGATATTGTGTGTAGTAATTGTCATAGAATAAGAACACATATTAAGAGGAAGATATGAGTAAGAAACTTAAGGATGATGCAGTGGAGCGTAGTTGGAGCCAAGATATGAGTAAGATACTTACGGATGATACCGCGGAGTATGGTTGGAACCAGCATACGTTTAGAGTGGTTCCGAATGGGTACGTCAAGTTCATCAGTTCTATGGGCACTGACCTAGACATCGTGAACGATGCCCGTCAGAGCTACGACGTTGAACACAAGGAGCTGACTAAGGATGATGAGGGCCTGATCAACTTCCTTGTGAAGCATCGCCACGGTACGCCCTTTGAGGGGGCCGAGTTCAAATTCCAGATCAAGGCTCCTCTGCCGGTAGCTAGGGAGTGGATGAGGCACCGCTGGGCTTCTTATAACGAGGTCTCAGGGCGCTATGTGAAGCAGACGCTGGGGTTCTATGAGCCAGATGTGGCCGCAATCCGTACGCAGGTAGGGAAGCCAGGACACTATACCTATGAATCTATTAAGGATATGGATGTCCAGGCAAAAGTTGCAATCTTGTTCAATAAGTCCTATAATAGGTCACACGCTGACTATGAGAAGCTGATGAAGCTGGGGGTAGCGAAGGAGCTAGCAAGGAATGTACTGGCACAGGGGATGTTTACTAAGTTCATGTACAAGACCAACGCCAGGGGGTTGATGAACTTCCTGAGCCTACGTAACGATAGCCGGGCCATGTATGAGATCAAGCTGTATGCTGAGGCACTTGAGACTATCTTCAAGCAGAGGCTACCGCTAACACACAGGGCCTTTGTGAAGAATGGGAGAATAGCACCGTGAAGAAAGAGATACATGACTTCATAGAAGAAAAAGTTTATATAGCACCAAAAGAAGACATGGTCAACAGACCATCTCACTATAACTATGGTGACATCGAATGCATCGACGCCATCCGTGCGATGCTAGGGGCAGATGGGTTCAAAGCATATTGTAAAGGCAATGAGTTGAAATACTTATGGAGAGCTGGTTTGAAGATGAATGAAAAGGAAGACTTGCAGAAATCTGTGTGGTACGGACGTATGGCAGCAGGTGATGACCCTCGTAATGAGTAAGGAATGGATCGACTACTTCATGGAGATGGCAACCCTGGTTGCGTCTAAGTCCAAGGACCAGTCTATGAAGTGTGGTACTGTTATAGTTGGAGAGGGCCATACCATTCTAGCTACAGGGTACAACGGGTTCCCTCGTGGTGTGAATGATACCAATGAAGCATACCACAAACGACCAGAGAAGTACTTTTGGACTGAACATGGAGAACGTAACGCTATCTACAACGCAGCACGCAACGGAGTTAAGCTGTTAGGGTCCAGGGCATACATCACAGGGTATCCATGTGTTGAATGCGCTCGTGCTATAGTGCAGGCTGGTATTGGAGAGATTATTGTACCCACTAAGGAGACCGATCCGTTCTTTAAGAGAGGTAGGTGGGGTGATTGGACAGAATCATTTGATAAGGCAAAAGAAGTCCTTTGGGCGGGGAGTGTAGTGGTGACTAGATATGCCGTTTGACAATAAAGGGAATTGGATTCCCAAGACTAAGAAAGAAGCGCTTAACTTCGTCTACGAATTAGATGAAGAGGTAAGAGACGTTCCTACGGATATACAAGACCGGATCAATGAACTCGGTAAGATGGTTCTAGATGGGAACAGCTCTCTTGTCAAGTCTAATAAGAACACAGCAAAGAGCTTCCAGAGTGTCCTTAGTAAAGGCCCACAGCCTGTAGACATTGTTGTTCCTGTGTACGGAGGTCTTCAGGTCTTAGTCCACTGCCTTACATCAGTCATTCTCAGAACAAATTGGCCATTCAAACTCATCGTTGTAGACGATTGCTCTCCAGACATGGCAACCAAATCTTGGCTCAAAGCGTGGGGAGAAGCTAATCCAAGCCATACCGTTTTATTCAATAAAAAGAACAGAGGGTTTGCAGCTACTGTCAATAGGGGGATAGAAAATGGTGACTCTCCTTATATCTGTGTGCTTAACTCAGATGTCATAGTTACTACCAACTGGTTGTTCAAGATGGTTCTTGCTCTAGAAGCAGATGAGAAGAACAAGATCGTCAACCCCTGTACCAACAACACAGCCCTCATTAACATAGATCTACAAGAAGGGTACGATTATCAAGATATGAATCGTGCTTTCGAACTGTTGTCCTCTCATGAGTACCCAGAGGTCATGCCTACTGGGTTCTGCTTTATGATGGAACGAGATCTAATTAATCAGATCGGTACTTTCGATGAAGGGTATGTCTCCTACGGAGAAGAGACTGACTTCTGGATGAGAACCATTACTCGAATCACAAACGGGGAAGTCTCTAACTGGAAAGCAGTACTCGCAGATGACACTTACCTCTTCCATGAGAGGGGTTCTTCCTTCAACGTGTTTACAGCCGAAGAACACATGGGGTATCGTAAAGCAGGTGCATCAAGGTTCCACTCGATATGGCCATCATTCAAACAATGGAATCAAACGTTTGATATGACGAAGACACTACAGAAGATGAGGTCACCTATAAATCACGCTCTTATTAAGAAAGAAAACCCTAAATACAGTGTGTGTTTTGTTGTATATAGTACTGAGACAGGGTGTGGAGGGATGAAAGTTATCGCAGACATCGTCAACTACTTAAACGAGGTAGGAGTAGAGGCTAAAGTAGTACACATTAGACGAAATCCTGCACTTAAAGCTCCACCCTTGCTCGCTTTGAGGTCAGGACCTATAGTATTTGAAGGTGTAGATGATTTTCTTCACAACTTTAAAGAACGAGTTTTTGAAGCAGGTATTGTCGTGGCCGCTACAGGAGAACTTATGCCTGCTGTGGCTGCTCTTACTAATAATGACCCACGGTTAACATCACTTCATTTCTCTCAAAGTGATGACGTGTCTATCTCACCCACAAAAGAACAGTCAGACCGGATAGCAGAAGCTAACAAACTGGCTGAATATACCATCACAAACAGTAAGTGGACAGCAGAGAAGATGGCTAAGTCTGTTAAAGTTAGTGGTCATGTCTCTGTAGGTTATGACGATCTTCTTTTTTATCCAAGAAATAGAGATGATGGAGATGAACGACCAACTGTGTTGATCTCACTTGGTAACACAGTATATCCCTTCAAAGGAAACGATAGAGGGATTGACATGTGTAGAGCGCTACGTAAGTTATGTAAAGAAAACAAGAAAGAAATTAGGATACTAGCCTGTGGAGTAGACTCAGTTAATAACGCTCCTTTTATTGTTGGCCTCGGGCTTCTTACTCAAACTAGATTCGCTACCCTTTTAGGGTCAGAGGTAGACATTTACTGTGACCCAACTAAGAACCATAGCTATGGTCTTCCGTCTCTTGAGGCCATGGCTTCAGGTGTTGTGCCGGTGTGTTGGAACAACAAAGGAATAAACGAGTACGCAACAAACGAATTGGACGCTATTGTTCTGCCAAACAAAACCGACTCTAGTGTGTTAGCAGAAAGACTATACAACCTTCTCTTCAATGAACCTAATCGATATAAAGGATTAAGAAAAGAAGGAATGAAAACCGCAGCTCACTTTAAAAGAATGAAAGGTGTGAGATCCTTTGTTAGCCTCATGGAACAGACCATGAATCTAAAAACAAAACCAAAAACGATTGCCATAGTCACTCCTCATCTACGTAAGTATGGTGGTCCAACCACTATCATGTCTACAGCAAACATGCTTAAAAAGTCTGGTCATGAGGTGGCACTGTACACCATATACACTGATATCTCACCCGACATTCAAAAACAATGCGAAGTGCCGTTGAGGGTAGACTGGAAAAACATTCCTCCCTGCGACTTGTTGATTGTCAACTCAGACAATGAGCATACAAAGTTCTTCAGTGAACTGGCTCATGTTAAGAAGAAGGTAATGCTTAAACTGTCTCATAACAAACGGTTTCAATCTCTAGAGTCTGATGCACTAAACATAAAATGGGATGCAGTCGCTACTAGTACATCTTGGTTGAAGGAAGCGTGTGAAAAAGTAACAGACGGCTGGGAGTACGAAACACAACAGGCTACTAGAGTTGGATGGTACCATTACAGCCATGAAATATTTAACACGACAGCAGACCGTAGACGCTTTGGAGACAAAGATCTTGGAATAACGATTGGTACTTTGATTCATGCCCACCCTCTTAAGGGGTCAAAGGATGCTCTCGACGCTATGAATGCTCTCATGCAGAAGTATCCCGGTAAGCTACAGATGGTTGGGGTTGGAGAGGTACCTGAATTTGGTAAGAATAAACCACCGTGGTTGAACTATGTGTTGAACGCTTCAAGGCAGGAGATGGCTGAAGTAATGAAACAGGTAGACATCTGGGTAGTTGCATCCTACACAGAAGGCCTTGGACGTATGACACTTGAAGCTATGTCGAGCGGCTGTGCTATCGTCTCTACGGATACCGGAGCGGAGTTTCTGAAAAACGGTGAAAACTGTCTGATCGTACCCACTGGGAATGTAAATGAACTCACTAAGGCAATAGAAAAATTGTACCTCGACTACAAATTTAAAGAAAATCTAATAGAGCATAGCTATGAGACAGCAATACATGCTGCTGATTCAACACAGTACATATCAAACTGGAACAAGTTAATAGGAGATTTGTTTTGAACAAAGATGAACTGCTAGACAAAATAGATGAGGCTTACAATAACGCTGTACCTGTTGCGTTTTCAACTGTTGAAGACGCACTAAAGGTTGCGGGGTCTGCCCTCAAATGGTTGACTGATCAATGTGAGGATGAAGATGGATCCGAGGTTGAAGATACTGATTGAGTCGGTCAAACAAATGCATGTGTCTCAGTATAATGATTTGTTTTGGACGGAATTTCATAAGATACAACACAGATGCTACGCTTGCAAAGGAAACAACCCGATGCCTTGCGCTGTACTGAGGGCAGCATTAGAACTGGAGAAAGAATATGCCGAAGAAGAAAGTGTCACCGGTAGTAAAACGAGCGGTTAGTATCATTACATACAACCGTTGTGAGCGGTTAGGTGAAGTCATTGAGGGTGTGTTGAAAACAGTTCCTAAGGGTACTGATGTATTTGTCTGTGACGACGGTAGCACCGACGACACGAGAGGTGTAGTGGCTAAGTTTCCTATGGTAGGTTACTTCTGTGGGCCTAACCGTGGAGTCGGGGCTAACAAAACCCGAGGGTTGTACCTCATGAAGAACCACCACTTCAGTGTTCTTCTTGAAGACGACCTCGTTCCTATAAGACATAAATGGTTTGAGTTGTATGAAGATATAGCGTCTATGGCAGATATCCATCACTTCTGTAGGGTCCAAGACAAACAAGTCCTTGAGACGCGTCCAGGCTTTTCAGAATATATCAAAGATGCTTTCCAGGCCACTCCTATCTATGCTTCCTCTCCGAGAGGAGATTTCACATTCCTAACACGTAAGGTCATCACCACAGTAGGAGCAATGAACCCAGCGTTTAGTGGGGTGGGGTATGCACACGGTGAGTGGTCAGCGCGTGTAATTAAAGCAGGACTTGTGTCACACCCTCTAGGGTACGTTGATATAGTTGAAGCACGAGATAAGTTCAAACAGATTGGTGATACAGATGGTGGCAGGTGGGATGTAGAGAAGACAGTAATCTCTAAGCAGATCAAGAGAAACAGACTCATTGCTAAGCGGCTATCAAAACAAGACTACGTGTACTGCCCGTTGAGGATACAATAGTGGCCAACATCGTATTAGGGTACAGGCAAGATAAGGACAAGAGGGACATCCCTATCATGACATATTCTAATAGCACTCATCAAGCTCTGCTTGACCTAGGCCATCATGTTCTTACTATGGGAGAAGGACACTACTGTAAGGGGTTCGACGGACTAGACACCTCGAACCTAGACCTGTTCATTGACCTAGACTGCGGTCGCAATGAGAAAGGTGACCTCCCCTTCCACTGTACAGAGAAGAGAGCCCCTATACCCTCTGCAGTACGCTTCATCGACACACATGGACACCCTAGCTTCCACAAACGTGCCGCTAAGTACTACGACCATGTGTTCTTTGCAGTGTGGGACAAACGAGACATCTTTACACAGCACCCTTCAGTTCACTGGTGTCCTAACGCCAGTGACGCTAAGTATTTCTACAAAGACATCGTCCCTGAGATACATGAGTCACGACCCACTGATATCGGGTTCTTCGGCAGTAAAGGAGGGCTTGACCGTGCTGATTCAATGAGAGATATATGTCTAAGGAACGCATGGCTCTGTGACATCCGAGAGATAGGAAAGAACCGGAACAGGTGGCCCACTACAGCTGAATCAATGGCACGGTGCAAGGTGCTGTTCAACAGGGGGCAGAAGCATGATGGTCCCAACCAACGAGTGATCGAGGCCATGCTGATGGATCGCCCCCTTGTGTCAGACAGAGACCCCCGTGATGGCATGTCAGAGCTATTTGAAGAGGGAGAACACTACCTAGGCTATGGCTCTGACTCAGAGCTAGCTAATAATATACAGTGGTGTTTGCGTGAGCCGTCGCTTGCTGCTAGTATGGCTAAGAGGGCCTACAGGTTGGCCTATGATAAGCATTTAGTTAAACATAGAGTAGAACAAATACTGGAAGTGGTGGGGCTATGAGGGGTAAGGCTAAACATAAACGAAGTGTATGCTCTCGGATTGAGAAAAGACTTGATAGAATTACCTCCGAGTGCTGGCTATGGACTGGCGCTGTTAATAGTAGAGGGTACGGTAACATTGGAGTAGAAAAGATGTCTCGTTTGTCCCACACTGCAAAGAACACATGGTCGTAGTACTTAGCGGCACGTTTGTGGAAGCTAGGGTGTCCATGTGTGTCGATGAAGCGTACTG